CTGTATTCTCAATTAAATCTTTTTCCATTAGTTCTACTGTAGTTGAAATTTTGTTTTGGGTTTCAATGATACCGAAGTAAGCCCAGGTCCCGATCGCTACCAGCGCGATGAGGCTGGCTACGGTCTTCATAGGCATTTGAACTGCTGCTTCTTCTGAAATTTTGAGTGCCATTAGTTATAACTATATCCTGTTGAGGGTTGATTATCTTCTAGAGCTTCAAATAATTTTTTATGTTGGTCCATAATTTCTTCATCTGAATCCATCATCTTATCAACCTGATCTTCTAGTTTTAAAACTTGTTGTTGAATTCTATGTACTTTATCTTCGTGTACTGCCTGGATAGTTGACAGTTCAAAAGTTCTGGAAAGTGACCAGCCGGCTAGGGCTAATAAAATTCCCACAAGCATAGTCATTAATTTTTCAATCATTTTTTCTCCCATTTCCAGCTCTGACTGATAGACTGTTTTTGCTGCAGCTTATCATTTTTAGAATCTGTTTCCGTTGTACCATACTCTATTTTTGTTTCACTTGGAATCATTCTATAATTACAACCTGATAAACCTATTGAAATAAGGAATAAAACAAGAATAATAATAGCCCATTTTTCCCATTCATTGTGAAATATTTTCATTAGACATTAATCCTGCTTTTTCTTTTTCTTTTTTTTCTTACGCTTCTTTTTCTTCTTAAGCTTACTGACGTCGTCAGTGGGTACAGAATTCCATAGTTGTTCATCGATTGCTTGCTCCACCTGCGATACTTTTTCTTTAATAAGGACCATATCTTGCGACAAGGAGAATGTGCGGCTAAGCGTCCATCCGCCGAGGGCGAGGAGTACAGCCAACAGTGCAGTAATAATTTTATCATGCATTAAGAACATCCTAAACATTCATCGGTATCATCTACCACGAGACCTTGAGGTCCACATTGACAACCTTCACATGTACATAAGTCCCCGTCATAGTGATGACCGTGAAGACTTTCTTTACAGTGACAATCGCAATGACAATTTTTACACTTACTCATTTTTTTTCTCCTCTACATTATAGAAGTACTTATCAGTATCTTCTGTTTTCCATTTACCTGTGTCTTCCACATTCCAATCTGAGGTTTGCACTTTCCAATCGGGAACTTCGTCTTTCACTGTAAACGAAGGTATATCCCAGAGGATACGATTGTTGGGTTGTGCAGCATAATTTCCATCCTCTAGAGCGAGAATGTGAGCGCACTTATGTTCATGCGATATTTCAGAATGATCTGTATCTACTATATTACTCTCTGGATGTGCCCAGTCAACTGTAAAAAGATATTTCCCTGGATGAATTTTTTTATCTTTTCCAAAAAACTTTCCAGATTGTCCATCTAAGATATCAAAAGAAGTAACGCTAGGATAGTAACTGAAGCAATTCCATAGCTCCAGCTCATCAAGCCTATATCGAGGAACTTCTTCCGGGTTATAGTCTCTTTGAATGAACGCAGAGATTGGTAGCCTGTAGAAGACCGCACCGTTTTCCATAATTGCATGAAAAAGTATCGGCCTACCAGTGATGGACGAAAGCCCAAATATAATGCAGTCTTCAACTTCGCCATGATGTTCTTTAAGATCATAGAGATACTCTCTCCTGATCTGTGCATAGGTCACAGGAATATTTGCATTTAAGTAGGCCATTGCTCATTAGAATAGTATTGCGCCAATAACAAAACCAGCAATGAAGCCAATTATGTATTCTCTATAGTGTAGAGAAAACATATCCCATTTGACTCTCATTTGTTTCAAAAATTGTTTCATTTTTGCTCCTCTTTTATATTATTTTTAAAAAACAAACTTATAGTAAACCGATAAGAAGGTCCAATTAAATTTTGAGCTTTGATAGTGTGCGGAATTGGACCATCAAAAATTACTAACTGATTAGGGGTGTAAGGATTAGCTAGCTTAATTGTCTTTTTATCTCTTTCATAGAATAATGTTTCTCCTCCCCACTCTGGATTCCAGGTATTATTTGCATAATACAATGCAACTAGACCTTGATGAACGTGTATGAAATTAACATCTAAAGGTTTAGTTAAATTGACCACGCATTTTTCATAATGTCTTTTGCCTTTTTTTATTTTTTTTAAAATGGGATCTAACATTTTTATTTTATTTAAATCTTCAAGACTAAATTCACTGTGTAAATTTGGATAGGGTCGATGGTGAGGTTCTTGAGTATCGTCCCAACCTATTTTATAAAAAGAATTTAGTACAAAGTTATGTATAACTGTTGCACGATCGGTTTCAAAAAAATTATTATATATCTTAATCATTTTATGTTGCCCCAATTGGGCCCAGATTCATAGTCTACTTTATTAGGAACCTCGAGTGAAACTGCCTCCTCCATTATTTCTTTTATTCTGCTTGCATTATTGCTAACAGATATATCAAGTTCATCATGAACTTGTATGTGTGGGATAATTCCTTCTTTGTATAATTCAATCATTGCCTTCTTTGTCATGTCTGCAGCTGATCCTTGAATTAATTTGTTTAATGCTTTGTATGTATAAGCACGTTTGATCCCTGGTCCGTGTTCCATGAGCGCTGCATCATGAGGCAGAGCTTTATGAATTCCAAATTGATTTGGTTCCCATAAATGGAACCTACAAAGTCTTCCAAGTAAAGTTCGTATTTGTCCTCTGTCTTGTGCTCTCTTCATAACAGCATCCATTAGCTGTTTAACAAATGGAACTTTACGATGATACTGTCTAAAAAGATCATCAGCTTTTTCTTTAGATATTCCAAGTTCTGCTTGTAATTTATTTTTACCCATACCATAGAACAGACCAAGATTAATTGTCTTGGCCTGTGATCTAGGTATCTCAGCCATGTCTGCCACGATAGTATGGAAATCGGCATCGCCTGTATTATAGGCTTCCAATACTTCGTCCACGCCATAGAGATTTTGTAAAGCTGCATAATGCACTACCAACCTAGGCTCTTGCTGAGAATAGTCAAATACACCCCATGTATGGCCTTCCTCGGGTATAAATAATGACCTGATCAGTGGTCCAAGTTCCTTGTTCCGTGCTGGTATCTGCTGTAAATTTGGATTAGAGTAGGAAAATCTTCCAGTTACCGTTCCTCCATTGTCCCCTCTTAGCTGATTTATTTCAGCATGAATTCTCCCTTTATGATTATGTTTTATTATGGTATCAATGAATGTGGTATGCGCCTTGTTTATTTCACGAGCGCGGGCGATTCTTTTCACCAGCGGGTGGGGGTGATTTTGAAGAAAGTTTTTTGTAAATGAAGGAGAATGTGTTTTTTCTGTCCGGTCAAAAGGTAGGTGAAGTTTTTCAAAAACTTGAGCAATACTGCGTGCTGCCCATATTTGTACCTCTACTCCACTTTCTTTTTCTACTTCTTGTAAGCATCCTTTTTCTTCTTCAAGTAATTTTTCTTTTAATTGGTGAGCTGCTTGAACGTCCACACGCACTCCTAAAAATTTCATATCAACGAGGCAAGGAAATAGTTCAGTCTCTAATTCAAAAATAGATTGTATATCTTGGTGTAAAATTTCTTTCTTTAGTTCTTGCCAAAGTTCTAAAGTTATCTCAGCATCTTTTTCTGCGTAAGCGCCAACATAAATGGCTGGAAGTTTATACATTTCCGCTTTGGGGTCTACTCCCCAGGATTTGGCTGCATCATATAAAGCTGCTTCATCTTTACCTTTACCAATATATCTACGACTACAATTATTTAAATCATATCGCATTTGGTTTTCATCTACGATTGCCGCAGCGATCATGGTATCAACAATTTTACCCTTTATTTTAAGCCCTAATGATCTAAGCCAACATACATCGTACATCGCATTATGAAATATTTTTGTAGCTGGAGTATTTAAAACATTCTGAAACCATTTTAAAACTTTCTTTCGATCCATATTACCACCACCTTCATGAGCAATTGGATAATAACCAGACCAACCTTGAACAGCGACGGCAATACCTGTCACATCTCCTCTACCAGTGACATTACCTGATCCCATTTTAATTAAATCAGGATCTTTAGTTTCTAAGTCAATTGCTATTTCATCGTGCTTGGATAAATCTGGAAATGTTTCTGGTGGCAACCATTCAGTTTGAGGTTTAAATAAAGGAACTTGTATCATTTAACTATTCCCCAGGAATTTTTCTTTTCTTCTTTCACTTGCTCAGGATAGTCTCTATCAATTGCCATGTCAATATAATGTTTTGCTTTTAACAAATCTTGCTTTTGATTTTTTTGTTTGTGACGACACAAATATTTTATCGCGTTTCCTTCGGCAAATGGAATATTATTTTTATTTATAAACTCACTAGGCTGAATGACCATACTTTGATAGTGAGTGCCCCCTACTTGCTTTTTATATATATCACTCATAGTTTATATCCTTTATATTCTTGTCTGGGTTCTATAATATGTAAATGTTCCTTGGTCCGTGTTGCACCAACATAGAACAATCTATTCTCGTCATCAGGATTTTTTTCATATGACTTTAATGTATTTTCACTAAGATCAGTTAATAAAACTACATTTTGTGATTCACCACCTTTAGCACCATGAATTGTAGATAATTCTATTCTTGGTTCCCTATTTAATTTCTCTCCATTCCTCCTCATCTTTTTTAAATAATTTACATCTCTACGGGAAGCATTATCAAATGCTTCAAACCAGACTTTATCTGTATTCAATCCATAAAGTTCTTTTAACTTAGATAGTTCATACATACCATCCCTAGTCATTCCTTTAATTTTTTGTTTATTAAAAGTATCATTAGTCATGTACCCCGATATCTTTAACAGTTGTTCGTTGGTTAAGGGCTGACCCTGACGCAAATGTTCCCAATCTATTACAGCTGCATGTAATCCTTTTTCTTTAGTCTTTTTATATTTATTTTTATAATA